CACCAGTGGGGATGGGTGCATCCTTGACTAACCATGTTTGATCAGATCCATTAATAAGTTTTATACCAACATTAATTACTCCACTTGTAATGTTAGCTATAGTCATACCAATTAAGGTTATCTGTGATCCAGAAGCAACGGCATTATTTGTTCCTCCGAAATCTCCTACGTTAGTGAGAGCATTAGCAGCTACACCATTATTGGAGTTATAAGTAGCATCTAACCTTGCTGTTATATTCTTAAATGTGTTTGCCATATTTATCCTTTAATTTCAGCCGAGGGCAATCGACATCGCCACGCTTGCGTTATTTGCTTCTGTTTGAGTTTGAGCTTCGGTAAGTCCGAATGCTGTCCATGAGCTTCCATCATAATATCTTAATTTATTATCAGTTGTGTTATAATAAAGATCTCCTTCATCATTGTCAGATCCGGGAGCAGAACCAGCTATTCTATACTTTTCAGCAAAATCATTAATAGTACTAATATTAGTATGACATGTCTGAATAGCTGTCATCTCTGATGTAGTGGGTTGCAACTGTTTCCACTTACTAGATGTGGTATCATAAACCATCATTACATCATCAGTTGTATTAAAGTACAACATTCCATCTGCTAACGCATCTCCGTCATTATCAGTAGCAGGGCCATCTTTAGTACCATTGAATGTACCATATACACCATAACCAGTAAAGGTTAATGTAGGATCAGTCTCTGGACTTGCAGCAGTCATATTAGCGGAAATAACTATTGCAGTTCCATCTATTGATAATACATTTGCTCCTGCTGGTATGGATGAATGTCCTGTTACAACTTGTCCTACCTTTATATTTGTATTTGCTGATACTGTAATTGTAGATGAATCCTTTGCCCATTCTCCTGTAGGTGTAGGATTAGTACCTTGAGTGGCATTATCTGCCATTGCTCCTAAGTACTTATCATAGAAGTTGTCTATAATACTTGAGACAGCATCTGCAGAGGCATTTGCTGCGGCTTCACTAGCTGCTGCAGCGGTTTTAGATGCTAAAGCTTCTCCTGCAGATGTAGATGCATCTTGTGCATGTTTTTTAGCAGAATATTCTCCTCCTGCAACGGCTGTACCTACAGTACCTTCTCCACCAATAGCCCATTCTTTAGCAGAACCAGCAGAAGGTGCAGCTGATGTTGTTCCTGAAGCCCAGTTCTTTGCAGAATCGTCAATAAAACTTCCTGTTACTGATCCACCAGAATAAGCCTTTACTTGAGAAGTAATTAATTGTGCCCAATCCTTTGCTTCTAGCTTATAATCATTAGTAGTATCTCTATAGCCAGTAATAGTAGTATCGTGAACAGTTAATTGTCCTTTGTTTACTGCATCATTATCCGCAGAACCATCAGCAACACTCTTAATTACTTTACTGTTTGCATCCCATTTATCATCAGTAGCAAGTACAACTCCATTAAGAGCTATATCAATAGCTTCCTGTGCAACGTGGAGAGTTTGGCTAGTACTGTTATCTAAGTCTTGTTCTCTGATCACAGATCCGGGAGCAAAGTCTACTGAAGCTGAAGAACGATTAGAGAGTCTATAAATCTTTATTGTTCCTGAACCGGGATTAGAAACTAGTGTTATTTTTGTAGGATTAGTAAGACTGTCTACAAAGAAACCATGTGCAGGAGATTTATTTCCAGCATCAGTTGCATTAGCTACAGAACCATCTCCTTCTATCTTTACACCATTCACGATGACTTCTAAGATCTCACCATTATCAGCATTGAAATCAGATTTGTCTAGTGTATATTCACCATTTCCTGTTCTACTTAGAACATCATAACTAAATGGTCCTTGTCTTGCTAAATCTGGCATGGTTTATTATCCTGAAGTAAGTTTATTAACTCTTGATTGGTTTCTATCTTGCTTTTTAAAACCATTATCAATATTTCTTTTAGAATTCATCATAGATCTATAAGCTCTTTGTCTGTTAAGTAATATTCTAGCATGGACTCTATCTTTAAGTCTATACTTAGTTCTCCTCTGTTTTTCATCGTGTATATTATCTAATTTTCCAGAATTTAATAATTCTATTTTTTGACGATAATATTCATTATTAAAATATTTCTTATTTAATCTTCCTGCAAGAACTACCCATTCATATCTTTGTTCTGGAGAAAGTACAATTCCTGGAGTTGCTTGCCATTGTCTAGGATCTTTATATGGAATACCTAGTCCAAGTATTAAATCTGAAGTATTAGTTCTAATTTTTCTTTTTCCTACTATAGGTAAGGCTAAAGTAGCTAATCCTCGTTCAAGAGATCTAAGTTTTAAATGTGGTAAATGTTTAACCATATTACCTTCTGGACCTACTAAAGCATATAAATTTTGTCCTATTTTTGGATTTCTTATATCAGTTCTATCTATTATAGATACTTTATGGACTGCTTCTATATAATTTTGTAAAGCTGTAAATAGAATACCAGCTTTTTTAGTATTCCATTCTCTAAGATCATCCCTTTCTCCACCACGATCATCCATGTATTTTGCATCATCTATAGTCTTTACTTTTTCTAATTTTTCAGTTTTTCCTCCCATAACTGCGAAAGGATCAAGAGTTTTATGAATAGCTTTTCGTAATGAAGATTGACCAGCAATCCACGGATTAATAAATTCTGTAGCAAATTGTGTAACTTCTCTAGATAAGTCTGGACCATAGGGATCAATACCGGGTATGATAGCTCCTGCGGTATCTTTAATTCCTTGCATCATTGGAACACCATAGAACCAATCTGCTAACGCCCATGTTAATTTTTCTCTTAGAACTTGTTCTAATTCAATACTATCTTTCTGAAATTTTTCATCCATTAAAGATATAGCTTCTTGCATTTGATCATGATAATCTCCGAATATAGCTCCAATAGCTAATGTAGCTTTTCCGGGATCTATTCTATCTAAAGATACAGAATATTCATTTCCTTTTCCATCTTGGTAACTTATCTCTGGACTTCTTCCTCCTTCTACATATTTAATAAATCTACTTGAAGGATCAGCAGCATCCAATCCTTCCATATAAAATCCTTTACCATCTTTCATAAAGACTTTATTTCCAAGAGCGTATCCCATTGAAAGCATCAATGTTCCATTTCCTATTTTTGCTAATGATGCTTGTCTTTCTGCTTCGCTCATTTTTTTATACATATCAGGATCTAAGAACTTAAAAGGAGTTCTTTCTAATACATACTCTTTAAAAATATTTGTCATTGTCCTGAGAAAGGCAAACTTAGAAGCTACAAAAGCTCTAGGTATATTCTCACCTATGTTAAACATTGATTGGGTAACATTCTCACCTATATTCTGCATACTTTGTCTGAGATTCTTACCAAAACTTCCATGACCAGTTTCATACCAATCTTTTCCTCCTCTTCTATTAGACGTTTTAGTTTTAAATTTTTCTATACTTTGTCCAATTTTATTGAGAGGAGCTTGCATTAAAGCAACTTGTGTATTTGCTTTTGCAGTTTTAAGAAGTTCATCATCAGGATTCCTAATAATATACATATATTCTTCTTGAACTTTATCTAAATAGGCATCCTTGTCAGTTATTTTTAAAGTTCCGTCTGAGTTTCGTAAACTATTTCTAACAGTATTAGTAGCATCAATATAAGCAAGTTTGTGTAACTCCATTCTTTCGGATACATTTCTCCAAAAAGCATCAGTCATAACAATCGCTCTACCAGAAGCAGTATTTATTAATCCTGCACTATTTACGATCAATTTCATAACTGATCCTATATCTCCTTTCATAAATGCAGTATCTAAATAATCTCCAAATACTTCAGCAGTTAATCCTCTCGATAAAGCTACTTCACCAATCCACGGAATATTTAATACTTCACCAGAAGCTCTGAAAGTATCCGAAAGTTCATGATGAGCAATAGAATCAACTTGTAAGTTTTTTCCTGCTTTATAAGCTGAACCTAAAGGAGAGCGTGGTCCAAAGTGTGCTCCAGCAAATAATTCAAATGTAGCTTGTTGTAGTCCAAAATGTTCTGCTTTTAATGCTCCCCAAGTCATACCTTCTCCTTGTAATCCAAAGAAGGATTTTCCTGTTCTATCTTTCCATTCTCTTGCTACTGTATTAAGCATTACTTCAGAAAGATGTTCATGCTGTCTACTTATCATAAAGGAAAGAACTCCTAGATTTGTAGCTGCTAGAGTGACACCATTACTAATAAATCCTGTAATTGCATTTGATTTTGCAAATTCAAAAAGATTGTAAAGAGGTCCATTTCTTCTATTTACAATATTTTTAATACCTAATGGATCAGGTTGATTTCCTACAGCATCAGCTACTTGAAGTAATGTTTTTCTACCATCTTCTCCGTACCTACCAGCACCTTCTATAACATTAGCTAAAACATTATCAGAAGCATTTAGTATTGTATTTCTTATTTGTAATGTTCTTGCTATATTTCCAGCAATTCTAACATCTGTTTCCATTGCACCTACATACTTATGAACATCTAAGAAATATTCTACAAGATCCTTATCGGTTGCACTAGGTCCTAAATCAGAAATTCTTTTTGAAGATCTAGCAAATGCTTTTGCTTCCTCAAACATATAAGTTCGTACTGAATGCATAAGAGCAGGAAAATTCTTAGTCATTCCTGCAAACTTTTGAAGATATGAACCTACGTTATCAGGACCTACCCAAGCTTCTATTTCTCTCCTTATTCTTTCAGCATCTTGGAAAGTTTGTGTAGTTCTCTTTTTTCCTGTTTGATATAGTTGATCAAATATTTCAGCACCCTTTTTAATATACTTTAATCTGTCTTCTTCCGTAGTTATTTTATCAACATTAAGTATTTTCTGGGTACTAGTTGAGAAATCTTTAGCATCTTTAATTGCTAATTCTGCAATTCTTAATTTATCTTCATCAGTTAGTTCTTTAGCAATCAAAGATTCATCTTTTATTCCTGCATCTGGAATTTCTAATTTATCTACTTTAGTAGGTTTTCCTTTAGGAACAAGAGCTTTAGGAACTATTAAACCTTTTTCATCAACAGTATATCCTTTTGATTCTACATATTTAAGTAATTCACCTTTATTATCAGCTTGTATTAATTCCTGTAATTCCTTTTGAGATGTTTCCTTTAAAGAAGCTAATGTTGCTTCTGCTCCAGTTACTTTTCTAGGTTTTCTAAATGCTGCTTCTTCTGGAAATAACCATTTTATTTTATCAAAATATGAGGAAGCTACATTTAAACCTTCTTTAGCTTTTTTTACTGACTCTACTGTATATGGTTTTGACCAATAATACATAGCTCTGCTTAAAGCTAACATACCGGGAATTACTAAATCAAATCCCATTATATCTACTGAAGCATCATAAAAGTTCTTCATGTATTTCATGAAGGTTGTATCATCTGGAGATGCTGCAGTTATCCTAGCTATTTCAGGAGGCATTCCAATGTCTTCTAAGAAAGGAAGAAGTCTATTTTCAGGAGACATGGCGGCTGTTAATCCTAAAGTTCCTCCTCCTATAAAGGATGTCTTATCAGATGTAGCAACTTTTTCTAGAGTTTTCCAATCTGTAGGTTTTATTTTTCCTATCTCTCTTCCCCATTCTTTAACTTTGGTCTTCTCTAAAACCTTTCCCCATTTCATTGCTTTTGTTAATCCCCATTTCCAAATATGTTTTCCTCCAAAAGCACCTAAAGTATATTCTCCTATAGTGGCAGTTGCTTTACCTAGTTCTGTTTTAGGCTGAACTTGCTCTCCTACATAAGTACTCCATTGGAACATTTTAGAAGATAGTTCTTCTGCTTTTTTCCTTGCTTCTTTTGGTTCTAATCCTTGAACTTTTTCATACCAAACTTGAATATTATTGGTCATTGGTCTAAGTCCGGGAGGATTTAGGATACCTTCTGTAACCAACATCATAAATTCCATTGTGGAGTAACCAATGTTTCCTCCTATATTAGGAAGATCTAACATGAATTTATCGTAAGCTTCGTAGCTATCAATACCAAGTTGTTTCAGTTTTCCTGCAACTTTCCAAGTAGCTGTAAGAGGATCACCTTGAGGAGAAAACATGGAACGATTTTCATCAAGCCATTTTTCTTTTAGATAATGTTTAAGAAGATTAGCTCCGGGAGTAGAATTTGTATCTGGAAATCTTCTTTCTATTTCTTTAAGAAGTGTAGTAGGCTTTGCATCTACAAGACTAGGAAATTCCCTAAGAAGATCCATTTCTGCATAATCTCCAGATTCTACATTAAAATCATCTGTTTGATCTTCTATAGCAGCAATAAGATTCTGCATTCCTTCAAAGCTTTGAGTTTCATGGCTAGATATACGAACCATTAAATCTTCTATTTGATGGTATTTCTGTATTACTTCATTAGGTAATAATGCAGGAGTCTGTCTAGCTTTCTCTCTATTTATTTTATGTTGTTCTTGCTGTGCTTTATGAGAAGCTCTTATTTGACTTATTCTCTCACTAACATGCTTGCTAAAAGTAGTTGCTTCATCTGCACTCGCAAAAGTTAAATAATCATCTTCTGCTATAGCTTTTTCATAAGCTTCTTGAATTCCTTCAGGAGTAGAAGTATCATACTGAAATAACTGTCCTGTGCTTTTATCTAATCTTATAGTAGGAAATAGTAATTCTTGACCACTGGATTTATCCCAAGCTGACTGAGTATAAATAGATCTGTCATTAATAGTAGGAGACTCAGGATCAAAAGCTCTTTCTAACCACGGATAAGATTTCTGTTCTCTTCCTCTAAATGGGTCCTGAGATAGTTCAAGTAAAGTAGAATCTGGTTCTTCCTCAATAGGAGCATCAGGAGTTTCTTTTTCCAGAAGTTCTTTATGTTCACTTAGAACTTTTTTTTGTGTTTCTTCTTCTGGCAAGTTAGCCTCCTATGGATTTTGGATTATTAGCCATACTTTGATTAACATATTTTGTTACTTTTGTTGTGGTAACTTTTTTTATATCGTCTTTATAAGATGTGTATAAAGCTTTATCATTAAAAGGGTTTTTTATTTGAAAATTAATTAACTGTCTATCTGTGGTAGTTTCTTCAATAGTCTGTTTTTGCCCACCAGCCGTTAAGTCTTGATCTACTTGTATTGTTGTTAATTGATCTTGTTTTTCTTTTAGTTTCTGAGCTTCTTCCCATTTAGCAGAATAAATTTCCATTCTACTTCTCCAACCTTCATCCATACCTCCTTCTTCAGGAGTTAATTTAGTATTTAATAAATTTGAAGCTATTAACTCTGTTTTTTCTAATTTTTCTTCCGCAGTTAAAGCTTTCCAATCTTCTTTTTTAGTTGCAGCAGTAACTTTTCTTTCATAAACAGCTCGTATTTTTTCATATAAATCTGCACCTTCTTTTCCTCCCAACAACTGAAACTCACTGGAATCATCATATTTATCAAATTTACCTAGAAATGCTGATCTTACTGTTTTTCTTCCATGAACTACAGGAGAAAGTGTTACAGGAGATCCAGGAATTGAACTGTCTAATTCATTGGAGAAATCTTCATAAATTTGCTGAGGGACTTCAAATCCATGATATTGTTCTTTCAGTTCTAATTTTACAGCCTTAACTGCATCTATTAAAGGTTGACCTTCAAGACTTTTTAATGCTGCTATCTTCTCTTCATATTTTGTATAAATTGTAGGATCAAATTCTTTTGAACCAATAGTAGGAACTCTACCTGAAGACTTAGTTTTGATGTCATTTATTCTATCTATTAAAGCTGTTCGTCTTTCTTCTGCATAAATATTATCTTTAATAGGAGGACCTTCTAATTGATTCATATCTATTTCAGCAGTAATAGCAGAAAATGCAGCGTTATAATTTTCAATACTATAATCCTCTTCAAGAGCTAGGATTGTTTCCATAGCTTCATTTTGTTTTCCTGTTCTTTCTTCCTTACTTTTTTCAACACCTTCTAATGCGATCTTTCTTTCTGCTTCCTTTTTTTCTTCAGGAACTTTAGCAAGTAAATATTGTTCAGCTTGAACTATATCATCAAGAAAATTTCTTTTAGAAGGATCTTTGGAAAGTTGTTCTAAAAAGTTCTCATCTTCTTCATATTTTTCTTGAAGTTTTTTTAACTCCGCTAATCCTGCTTCACTACCTAAAGCTTTTATTCCATTAAGTTCTTTTCCAAATATAGAAAATGCTTTATCGGCAACTTTAAGATTTTTAAATTCTTCTTTTAAAGAATCCTGAGAATGTTTATTATCGGTAATCTCAGTAAGTTTACTGTTTAATGTTTTTCGTAAAGAAGGATCTTTAATTTTGTCTATTTTTTTCTGTAATTCTTTTCTATTTTTATCAGTTATTTTTTCTGAATTAAATTTAGTGGGATCTTGTAAATAATTATAGAAACTTTCTGTTTGTTGACCATCTAAGTAAGTATTTTCTTCCTGTTCTAAATCCTTAGCTTCAGCTTCTAGAGAAGCGATAGCAGTTAGTTTATCGGCAGCTGAAAGATCAACTCTATTTCTAATCGTTTCTTTTCTTTTATCTATACTGCCAAGAAACTTTTTCAAAGCTCCAGATCTTTTTCCATCTTTACTTCGTTCTATTTTTCTAATATTACTTGCTTCTGTTTTATAATTAGTTTGTAACGAACTCATTTGCTCTGTACTATTTTCTTTGAAGATATCTCTTTTAATCTTTCTTCCTGCATTTCTATCTTCTAAAGCTTTTTTTTGAGCATCCAGAGCTTTGATCTTAGCCATTTTTGGGCGAGAGCCATCTTTTCCATGTAAAATTTTCTTTCTAAGATCTGCTAAATCTTCTAAATTATCTACTTTTGATAATTCATTCTCAGTAAATTGTTTAACAGCAGTAGCTTCTGGTTGTGTTAAAGGAGTAGAACTAGACTTAATATCTGGACCACTTAATTGAGATATAATTTTTACACTATCATCTAAGAATTCTAATTTACCTTTACTATAAGAATCTTCATCTGCTACAATCGCTTTTAACTCTTCTAATTCAGATATATCAAGATTACCTTCTTCAGCTTTTAATTTTAAAGAAGATGCTCTTGCATAAAGATTCTGAACTACTCCAGTATGTTGATCTGTAATTTCTTTACTTTTAGCTTTATCTGTTGATTCTTTTTTATTTGATAGAGATATAAATTTACTTTCTGCTTTAGATTTTATATCTTCATATTGTTTTCCTATGCCTTGAGGATTATTAGGATCTAAATTTAATAATTTATGAGCATCAGGACTATCAAAAATAGTATCTAACGATTCAAATATAGGATCGTTAGGATCATCAGCAAGTGTTATTCGATCACTAAATTCTTTAATAAATGCTCCATGAACTTCATTTTTAGAATAAATTCCTCTTAGTTGCCCATCTTCAGTTACTTGCTTACCCATTAAACCTTCTGCTTTATTTAATAAATCAGAGGCTGCTGAGATTTCTTTTCCATCTTTTGTTTGAGGTCTAGGTAATCCTGTTCTACCTTCTGGAGCAAATGATTCTAAATGATCATTAACTGCACCATTTAAAAATTTACGTTTTGTCTCATCCCTAAATTCTTGATCAAATTTAGCTATATTATCTGTATAAGATTTAAAACTTATTTTATCAGCAAATTCTCCAAGATGAGGAAGATGAGAAAGTTCATTTGCAAATATATCATCTTTTCTTCTACTTAATGCTTCTGATGCAAAATATTCAAAAGAAATACCATTTGCAGGATGTCCTTCTTTTCCAAAGCCTTGCTTCCAGACATTATACATTTCTCCAACTTCTTTTTCAGATCGTGCATCTAAATTTGTTTGGAATTGTTCTACTTTTCTACCAGTATAAGCTCTTTCGTATTCTTTCCGATATATCGGATTCATAACATCAGGATCACCTTGATCTCTGGCTTTTTGACCCGGTTCACCACTATCTAATACTGAGATTCCATGAGCAGTTTTATAATCTTGACCAGAAGATTCTAGTTCTCTTCTTTTAGCTTTTATTTTAAGACGTTCTGCTTCTGCATCATCTTTTATTTTTTGAGCGTCTTTTCTAGCTTTTTCTTCAGCAGCCCTTCTTTTTCTTCCTTGTTGTAAATCATCTCCAAAGTCATCAAGATCTTGAGCAAAAGCTGCTAGATTAGCTGCACCTTCATCAGTAGGTGGTTTTCCTCCTATACCTAGTGTAGGTGCTCTTCTATTACCAGCCCAATTACCTGATAATTCTCTTTGGGAAATTGCTTGTTGTGCCATTTATTATCCGTGTTTTGCGTAAGCTCCAGCCATATCCATAAACAATCCCATACCTCCATCCCCTCGCTTATATCTCATACTATTAATAGAAGCTTCGGCATCTAGGAAAGCCATGTCCATACCATGCATAATTTCTCTTTCTTGAAGTGCATATTGTTGTTGTTTTACATCCATATCTTTAAGAAAAGCGTTCTCTTGTTTTAATACTTCTCCTATAGTAGATCTAATTACAGCATCAGTACTCTGTCCTTCTGGAAGTCCAGAAGCTTTAGCTGACTCTTGAATTCTTAATTGATCTAATTGGCTATTAACAAGCTGATCAGTAGTTATTTCTTTATCTCTCTCTTTCTGTCTATCAATATCAGCTATATTCTGTCTAGCTCCGGCTTCTTGTATCCTTAGTTGTTGAGCAATCCTCTTTTTTTGTTCATGCATCCATAGATTATCAGATGCATTTTGCCTATTTCGGGCATCATGGTTCAGTATTGCTGATCCAGCAGAAATAGCAAGCAATGCACTCATATTATTTACCCGTTATATTTTTCAAATTTAATAAAAGGAATCCTAAGAAATCCGTAATGTTGTACAGTTTGTGTAAATTGAAATCCTAAATGTTTAAGCCAAGTGATTGATTCTTTATTTCGTTTATCTACATAATTATACATTGCAGGATACATCTCTCCCATATGTTCGATCCAAGATCTACTACTTTTGAGAAAGCTTTTTTTATTCTTTTTCTTCCAAGAATTAAAATACTTTGTTCTCAAGAACCACGGAATCCCTTCTCCACTAAGCTCTACACCTACTCCTCCAATACCAAGTAATTTATCTTTATCAAAATAACATATTAACTGGTCACTTCTCATTATAGAAGTAGTTAATGCTTCTTTAGGATTCTGTCCTGAAGTTGCATATACCTCATCTTTATCTACCTCACACATATTATCCCCTAAAAGATCAACATAAGAAGGTTCAAAAGACTTTACATGATCCTTATAATACATCTATACTCTTGTATTTCTCTTGTGTAAGAATCCTTCCCATTCTGCACTCTGAAAGGCACACGGCAAGTATTGATCATTCTCTAATATAATATTACAGTTAGAACTATTTGTCATGACGGAGCTTTTGAAGGTCCCTGAGAGCAATTTATACTCACCAAAAGCAGAAGTGTTAGTGAGCATTCCTGAGAAGTTTTTAGAGTAATTTGTACGAGGAGTTACAGTAGTAGTTCCTCCAGACCCATCTGGAATCTTAATAGTTCCTGGAGTTACATTAACTTTTACATTAAAGAATCCAGTATTATTGTAAAGTAAGTTAATATTCCTAACTTGAAGTTTAGCTGTTTGTACTGGAAGATCATTTTCTTTATGAATAAATCTAGAGAATTCATATTCAAAAGTATATGGAATTCCTGCATATACTACATTATCTTGATTATTTGAATCTGATAAATATTCATTAACCTCTGCTTCTGTAATTAGTTTTCTTGCATTGTCTGTAACATAGACCATGTTACTAGGTTTATTTGCATAGTAAGGAAGATTAGAAGCTGAGAGAGTAAAGTTTGAAGCATAAGTTAATTTAACTCTCCTATCTAAAAGTACAGAAGTTTTATCTTCCATAACTGCTTCTGCGGAATCTAAACTTAAATTAATATCTTCTAAATATAAACCATCTGCTCTCTTTACAAGTAACTTTAAAGTCGATCCTAAGAATGCACAGTTAAGAATGTCTCCATCAAATACCCAATGACTCCAAGAGTTTTGTATTTTTTCCTGACCTGTCCAAAAGTTTTTATAAATATAAACTCGTTTAGTATCATCAGTACTTAATACTGCTATCATTTGATCAGTAGAACTTACCACCATCTTACTAATAGTACCTTTAATATATTGAGGTACATGAGCAGTAATATCTGTAGCATCATTAGAATCTGCCGACCCTATATCAACAAAGTATTCTCTTACTCCTGAATACTCACCACGTTTAAATGGGAAATAAACAAATTTACCAGAAGAAATAGGAGGAGCTTCTGAAGTACTTTCAAATTGAGTTACAACGTCTACTGAGACATTAGAAGGAGTGAATGCACCATCACTACTATTTAAACTAAATTGCTGAAAGTCTGAGAAAAGTAGTAAACTTTGGTCAAATGCTGCAGCATGTTTAAGTATAGAAACTTCATTATTCGATACTGAAATATCAATAGGATTACTTTCCAATCCTGTCATTACAGAAATAGGAAAAAAATTGTAGAAGTTTCCTGCAACAGAAAATATAATATTTTCATCACTAAGGACTCCAAAGCGGTTCTTATGAAAACATATATCATTTATTTTTCCTCCTGTAAAAGATGGAAATGGATTAGATGTATCATCTCCTGATTTTCTAGAAGACCATCCATAACGATCAGGTGCTCCATTAGAAGCTGAAGCTTCTTTTACTGGTTCAAAAAGAAAATATTTATTAGGAGTTCCTTGATTATCATACAACCTTATCAATCTATGAGGCATAGTGAACATATTAAAACCTGTTACTATACCGCTAGATACTAATGTAGTTTCATTTACATCAAAACCAAGAGTTTCTTTCCAGTTCTCTTCAGTCTTATTATATTTAACATAAAAATCATCTTGAGTTGCATCACTACTTCCTGCAATTTTTACAATATAATTATTAGGTGCTCCTGTTCCCGGAAGTTTTGAAAAAGAAGTTGTACTTGTTGTGATTCCTATTACATCATTACCACCATGAGAATCAGCAGTTTCAATTTCAAAAGGCTCTGTACTTTTTATAACAATAACACTTTTACTAGCTTCTAATGTAAATGTAAATGGACTATTAGCAAGAGTTCCTGATGCTATAGCATTCAAACCATTATAATATTCTGAGTTACCAGTTTCTCCATCTTCATTTCTTCCAGCAGTAGGTTTCCATCCTCCAAAACCTTCGGCTGGAGTTCCTTGACTGAAAGAATCCCAATGATCTGTACCAGCAACACTAATAGCACTAGATCCTTCTTTTATAATTTTTGCAATAACAGGAGTAGCTACATATTTTTGGTTAAGAGCAACATTAGATGCAGGAGTTTGAAATCCTACTTTATAAGTATTTCCGCTAAGTGTTCCTCCTTTAGGCTTTAAAATTACAACATACTTTGAACTATAATCCCCAACTTTAATATTAATTAATCCTTCATAATCATAAGTACTAGTCCAATTATCTGAACCTCTGGGAGATAAATATGATGTTGTCCCTTCTCCTGATACCTCACTATCTTGGGTAGCTTTTTCTACTGTAATTGTTTTATTAATAAGAAAAGTAGTATCTGCAACTGTTGTGGCTACTATATTATCTTTTACTGAAGTAGTTTCAAGATATGATAAATCTGAATTTGTAATATCATTTGTAGAAGTGGAAGCATTTGCAGTAGGTGCAGATTTTACAGGAATAGACGTACCATCTTGATCATATATCTCAAGATTTTTAGTACCATTTGAAGCTCTACTGAGAATCATAGTATATTCTTCATCTCTATCTCTTCGTATACTATGAACAAAAGAATCTGATTCCGCAGTACTAGAGAGTTTTGCTTTGTGTTCTGTTCCCGGTCTTTTTTCTAAACCTCTAGCAACTGAGCTTAAACCATTTATTTGTCGTTCTCCTTGTGATGGTAACCTAATTTCTGCTGGTTGTTGGGAAATCCCATTAATTAAATTAGGTATAGAGCTAGAAATTAAAGGCATAATCAGGAATATAGTCTTCGTTGAGTATCAAGTGTATTCACAGGAGAACCTAAACCTCTATCCACTGCTGCATAAGTATCATAGTTATCAAAAATATTATAATCAGCAGTCTGAGATTCAAAATCTTTTAGATTTATTAAAGCTGCTTGCTCATCTTTAAATTGAAGTTGAGTCATTTCACTAGAACCAAGAGTATTTTCTTGGAATTTTCTTCCTGCTCTTAATGTAATATATCGTCTTGCTATTTCAGGTAGTTCTTCAAAATCAAAAAGGTATGTAATATCAACTTCTACTTCATCATCAAATTCAAAACTATTTTTTGTTCGGTCATACAATTTACCATTTCGTTCTATTACATCTGTATTGTAATCTCTTTTTAATTTTGTTGTATCGACTACTAAAGTATTGGAAGGAAGTACAATATGTTTATCAGAATTTGTACCTAATTTATAACGTAAATCAGTATTAAAAGACCAGCAAGCTGATTGGACTTCACGAGATACGTTATCAAGGAGTATGGCAGCTACTTCAGCTTCTTGAAGTCCTGAGTTAAGTGTATTCACAGGAGCTTCTCCAATTCCAATAAGCATGGAATTAATAGCATCTAGTTTAGTAGTTTTGGATATAGCCATATTTTGAGGATTAATTAAATTGAGGAAAGGAGAGTAGAGGGGTATGGAGAACTACTTTCACCCCTCTACAAAACGTGGGACATAGCAAGAGGATAAACTACATCCCACAAAAAGGTTATGCAATATGCGAGGATGATAATGCTACAGCCATTGCTGGTCGTAGTACGTTATGACCCATTGCATACTTAGAAACAATTAATGTTCCCTGACGATTGACCATATAATCTGTCTCAACCGAAAGGTCTAATAGTTTCACAGTTGCTACTGCATCTCTATTCATAACTAAAGCACGAACTTTTGTGCCTTCAGTACGCAAAGCTACAGCTGCTCCGTTTGCATCAGTACCGCCAGTAGGACCAACTAAGTTATCTCCATTTGATGCGGCATTATAGTTAGCAGGAAGATCATAAACAGTTGCCCTGTTAGATTCAGCTGCACCTAATGGAGCGGCACCAGTTGTTGCACCAGTACTCCAAAGAGAATCTGTCCATGCTGAACGAGTTCCACTACCCATATGAGGAGTTCTAACTACAGGAATTCCTGCAATATTAGGCATGTTTGCATCTACTAGAGAACCCTTACCACCAATGTCTGTATTAAACATATGTAGTGAGGTTGTTGCTTCACTATTTGAACCTGCTTTAAACATCTCATAGAAAAGATCGGTACTTACTATACATACCAGATCATCTAAAGGTGCTCCTGCACTCTCAAGGATACGCTTTGCTTCCAGAACACCTTCAAAGAAATTTGAAGATTTTAAAGAATTTGCAAAGCTAGTACTAGAATAAACAACATTTGGAGTGAAATCTTCATCATCCCATGCGTTATAATCTTGAACTAATTTTCCTGCACGTTCCTTGTTAGTTGTCAAAGCAGCTTTAATAGCCGTTCTGAGAATGTTTTGGTCAGCAGCTTTGGCTAATCCATAAGCGGCTTCCTGAGTATAGACAGAACGTATATCATAATGAGCCATTGCTTCATCAATATTTGGAATGAATTGATGAACAATCAGGAGATCATCAATCGTGACTACTCTCTCTGAATGTTTAGCAGCAACATTTGGAACAATCTCATTTCCAGGAGTATGATATGCAGCTGTCCTATGTTTACCTGTCATGATGAATTGAGCCGATTTACCTGACTTAATGTTTCGGGTTCGACAATAATTCATCATTATATTCTTGGTCTGAAAGGCGGTCATGACCTCTCCGGCATATAACTTTAGAAATAACGCTCTAGAGTTATTAGCCGCATTGACCATACCAGATCGGTGACCAGTATAATTGTCTGCCATAATTTATTTTAATTAAGGTTAAGTTTAGCTAGTTTTACCTAGCACGAATTTAGTTACGGCTATAACTACATCGTACCTCAATTAAAGTTATCCACCTCAGTGGGCAATAATTTTCTCGTGTGTTCTTCCGTATTACATTAGGTTAGAAGCTTCCAATTTTCTAGTTACTTCTTCCCTGAAAGAAGAATCAGTCTGGTACTTTGGATCTTTCATTGCTTCAGACATTTGAGCTAGCGATGTAAATGCTTCGGCTGAAGATCCCCCAGTTGACCCTTGTAAAAGATTAGGCGAACTTCCGTTTGCCAGTAAATATTGAGCATTAAGAGATTTAATAGCAAATGCAGTATCATCTGGATTATTACTTTCCAATGCCCTATTAAATACACCTATCTCAGATTTCGATAGATTTTCTCCTGCCCATTTTGTAATATTATTATATACTTCTTCTCCTCCTACAGAATTATAAGCTTCGTTTTTAATTTGTTCTCCTATAGCTTGTTGACCTTCAATCCAAGAAGTGACCATTTCTTGACTCATTCCTTTATCATTCAATTCTTTAAATGATTCTTCGGATAAAGTATCATTTTCTATATATTCATTATAGTATTTATTGTAATCTAATCCCTGATCTGATAAAGTTTTTCTAGCTTGTTCTACATTTAAGTCTAATTGGGGAGTCTGCGGAGGTGGTGTACCCTCATCGCTGTCCGTCACAGACTCCGTATTTGGAGTAGATAATTTTTTTTCTAATTCATGATAGGCTTTCGCCATATCTTCAGGACTTTCAAACTTATCAGGTAACCATGCTGGTTGTTCATCATCTCGTTCTACTGCACCAGCTTCCTCTGCTAGTTGAACCATAGCTTGTTCATGCTCCTTAGTTCCTTCAGGAGGTGGAGGAGCTTCTTCGTGTGTACTGATTTGTTGGAATTCTGCCATATTTATTTCCCCTTTCTATAATTAATTTGCCATTTCTGGTGAAGGTTGTTGCTGTTGTTGATTCATACTTTTCATCATCTCTGGTGTAGCTTTCTCAGCTATCTTACCCATCATTTGTTGATTTGCTATTTGAGCTTGTTGTGCTTCTAATTGTTCAGCTTCTAATTTCTTTTCTTCAGGTGATTTAACTAATCCATCAGTATCAATACCAAGAGAGCCAGCTAATCTAATAATATAATCATCAATATTAATTTCTTTTAGAACTTCAGGACCTAGTGGGGAAAGTTGTTGTATAAATACTCCTAACTTATTCATATCTTCTCCTCTTCCAAGAGCTTCTACCCCTGTAACAATTAAGGGTTTTAATCCTTCGTCAGGTAACTTAGGAATTCTATTTTCTTTTTGCATTTTATGCATTAATAATTCTACCAAAGGTAATTGAAATTCCTGAGAAAGAACTGCATACACTCCTCCTAAAGCAATTTCTAATTCTTGATGTGCTATCCTTATTTCTTGTGCAGTTACACGTTCTGCATCCCTTCGGATAGAACTATTCATTAAAAAGACTCTGGATAGTCTAGTCTGTAATAATTGTATTGTTTGCTGTGCTACATTGAAATCCTGAGACTTACCAAGTTGTAATGAAGATACATCATTATCATCTCCTGTAACTATTGCACCATTCGGAGATTCTGCAAGGGTCTTGACTCGTGTAGTCCCATTAGGTCTTACGAGAAATAGAACTTTTGCTGCAGCAGCTGAACCTTCAACAATAGATTGAGTAAGTGATTCTAAAGACTTTAAATCTCCTAAGTATTCTTCCACATATCCACGCCCATAATCTTCTCCATCCATTGCTGTAAATCTTAATGCAATATAAGGACATTTATTTTTAGTATATGTACCTTCAGTTCCAGGAACTATTTCACCATTTATTTCTTGGTGAACCATCCAGTTTTTTCCTGTCCATTTAATACAAGTATATAAATCATAATCTTTTGTTGGTGTATCTGAATCAGGATCAGCTATAAGTTCTTTAGCCTGTTCTGGAAGAGATAAAGGAGATAAGGATTCCTTAGTAATAATTTCTAATACATTGCCCATTGAATCTCGTTTAACTACATAACGATCCAATCGGAATACTCTTATTTGTTCTTTAGGAGGTAAATAAAGTAGTACATTTCCAGTAACGATAAGTTGTTTTAATGCTTCGGCAATAGGAACTCTAAGTCCTCTAACTTCAATTTCTTGCATTACTAATCGTTCTATCTTTGCTAATCCTTTCTCTGCTTCGGATCTTTTTTCTGCAAGTAGAGATTCAAGTTCAGAGTTATCAACTACTAAACGAAAGAAAGGTGCATTAGGAGGAAGTAAAGACATAAGGAGTTTAGAGCTTAAATTATTTACTCCTTCTGCTCCTATAGATTGGTAAGGTGTAGTTATTTCTGAAGAACTTTCAAATCCATCTTGAGGTAAGAGAGTAGGAATAGTAAATAAGGAAGCTTCTCTACCTCTCCTTAGATAGTTATCTCTATCAGGTAAGTACTTAGAATATTTAGATTTTACTTCTCCTTCATCTGAATATTCAGCTTCTACATTAATAGCAGTTTTTGTTTTTTTATTTTTTTTATATTTCATTAACCTATTCTCAAGGATTTCCTAGCTCTTTGTTTACCTTTATTTACAGCTAATTCTGATTTACCTTTACCTTTTTTAGATCCGCTTACTGCTCCTTTTTTAAGTGGTTCATCAACAGGGTCTCTAGAACCATGAATAAATGTAGATACTTCACCCATTTTGTCCCTGACAAATCCTAATCCTGAATCTATATTTTCTCGTGCTGCGTCAGTCCATCTTCCTACTTCATCTCCTACTACTTGCATACTGGAATCTAAAGCAGCTCCGGCTCTGGATGCTTCTGCCATAACAGGTTGTAAATTAGTTGCGGTTGTAGTAGCAATTTCAGATACACCTTCAGATACTCCTGTGGTTAGGGCTTCTGTTCCAGTGGCTATATTGTCACCAGCTATATTTGCTGCCTCAGTGACATTTGATGTAATTGGATCTGTTACTGTTGAAGCTCCTTCTGCTATAGTGCTCCCTATATTTCCTGCTTCTGTAGTAACAGCAGAAGTTGTATCTGTTACAGCATCAGCTACTCCTCCTAGCAGTCCTCCTCCACCTCCTCCACCTCCTCCTTTAGCACCTCCTCCACCTCCTCCTCCGCAGAGGGTAAGGTTTCCAGTGTACTCAAAGGACTTGGAAGATGTCTCAACTAATTTACCATCTATCCATTGGTAATTTACTTCGGTATATATTTTCATATTAGTTTAAAGTGGAAATAAGAACTGGTAACGAATTATGACATTAGTCCATTCTTTTGTTTGTTCAGCTAATTTTGCAAAATAATCTAAATCACTATAGCAATACATTCCTTCACAGTTTTGTTCTCTTGCAAACTTTGAAATGGTTTGATATGCTTCGTAGTATCTTTCTGTTAATGTATCTTTATCTACTTCTTCAGTACGAGTAGCAGAAAATAATAATAAAGTTTGTTTATCTGTAATATCACTTACTTGTATTTGTGTTAATACAATATAATCTCCTTCTCCTTCACTCCAAAGATGCATATCATGAGAGAAAGGGTTAGTCAATTTATTATAAATAACTTTATAAATATTTTCTGATCCTTCTCCTGTGAGAATGTGTGTACCCTCAGAAGAAGTAAAAGCCTTTTTTAAAATAACTTTATATTCATTCCAGTTATTTTTTATATCTTCTTGACTTAATAATTTTAACATTCATCCTCTTAAAGTGGAAAGTAAAATTGGTAACGAGTTATTACATTACTCCATTTTTTTGTTTTCTCCGCAACCTTTAGAAAATAATCTAAATCACTAAAGACGTACATTGCTACGCAACCTCTTTCCTTTGCAAACTTTGAAATAGTACTATGGATATCATGATACCATTTATCTCTTATTTTTGTACCTACATCTTTTAGTCTAGTTCCTGATTCAAGGATTATAGTTCTTCTACCAGTAAACTCACATTCCTGTATCTGAGTCAATAAAAGATAATTATTATATTTTGAAAGCCATAAATGAGTGTCTTCATTAAAAGGATTCATTAGTCTGCCATAAATCGTTTTATATATATCAACAGACTCAGTACTTGTAATTAAATGTGATCCTTCGGAAGAAGTAAAAGCTTTTTCTATTTGTGGTTTATATGTTTTCCAATTTTCTTTTATATTTTTTTGACTTAAAAGCTTTAACATATCCTCTTCAAAATTTTTAGGAAGGTTTATTAATTCTTAAACTTTTTTTAACTCTTCTTGATCTAACTTTAGAAGTTTTATTAGTTTGTAACAAAGGATTAGAGTCAGTTATTCCTTTTCCAGATGGTGCTATCTCAGGTTTATCTGGACTTACTCCACTAGGAGGTGCTGACATCATACACATCGTCTAAACTCTCCTTATAAG